AGCTGTTGTGACAGTTTTTAATATTAAATCAGTACCATCACTATAAATATAATGTTCGTCATCTCCGAACTGTAATTGTTTGGTACCATTCATCCTGAAATAACCACCACCATTAAAAACCCAATTGGTTCCCTTGAGATATGAGTTAGATACTCCTAAGCGTATCTGTTCAGTGGTAGCAGCATATAGACCTACTTCATTAGTATCTACTCTTTCTATCCTACCTCCAAGGTCACTACCTGATACAAATATAGAACCTGAGAATTGTATGTTACCGCGTACATCTAATTTATCATTGGGTGAAGTTGTGCCTATACCTACTCGTGCATTGTCTGTTAAACGCATTATATCTGCGTTAGAAGAATAAGCTCTGAATTGTATTTCCTTACCATCTTGAGAAGGTTGGAAATAAACTGGAACACTAGCTGCTCCACCTGCTGTTATATTTAATCTGCTATTGAGGTTTAGCAATCCTGTACTATGAGTCCAAGTTAAATCACCAGTACCTTCAATAGTATTAGCAGATGCACCAAATGCTATTTGGTCAGTAGCAATAGAACCACCGATGGTTCCTCCCCCACCTGCGGCAGCTGCATCAGCATAAGCTGTCGTCGCTACCTTAGTAGAGTTATCGCTTGCAGATTGTGTTGTTGCTGTAGTAGTACTATCTATAGTACCTAATAATGCGCCAGCAAAAGTTGTGGTTGTTAATGTACCATCATTCTTTAATTTTAACTTCTCAGAAAAATTAGCCCCATCCATATCAGTACTATATTCCCACACCATATACTGAGGGGCGGTAGATGCTCCAGCTGCTCCTGAAGCTACCTGTCTCCATCCTACTGGTTCTCCCCCTACAGGACTAGATACACCAGATGGTCCATATTTTAAAAAGTATATAGATGGATATCCCGCATTGGCCGCAGGGCCAGTAGGGTCTGTAGCATCCTGTTCTATAGATATTCTCGGGTAATACATAAACTCAGATATATCTGCTGTACCACCTGAATCTCTAATAACCATTTTAGCAGATGTTAAGGTAGGGTCCATATGCATCTGATTTCTACTACCTGTCTTGACGTATAAATTACCAGAGGCAGTACCTCCTCCCAACATTGTAGTAGCTCCCGTTGCTGTTAAAGTACTTTTGGCAGTTGTTGCTCCCGTTACTGTCAAAGTAGAGCCTACTGTAGCAGTGCTTGTCAATGTAGCAGCTCCTGATAATTGAGTTGTTCCTACTACATCCAGCTTATAAGCAGGTGCAGTTGTGCCTATGCCTACTTCACCATCAGAATCGAGTCTCATTTTTGTTGAATTATTAATTCTGAAGTCAATTTCTTTACCGGTTGCAGCATTTAGATAAGTTGTACCATCATCTTTAGCCAGTAGGGCATATCCACCTGTATTTGCTCTCATATCATAATGACTAAATGAAGCATAATCTGAAAAATTATATCCAATAACCGCGCGTCCTATATATCCTATTGCGTCCTCGTTTACTGACACACTTAAGTCTGTTCCATCAAAAGTAAAATCAGAAGTACCAGTTACGTTTGTGGCAGAAGTCCAATGGGCTACATAGTTATCTGCACCTCCTCCTGTAACGTCTCCAACCTCAAATCCAGTAGCAGTAAATGTACCTCCATCTCGTTGTGTAAATGTTAATGTACCAGCACTATATGCTGCACTGGCTACATAATTATCATATGCACTATTCCAGTTAGTAGCTGAAGATATATATCCATCAGCTATAGCTGCTCCATTCCATGTTTTGTTTGTAAATGTCTGTGTGTTAGATGCAGTTGTTGTACCAGTTGGAATACCTGTAACACTAAATGTGGGAAAACTTGTTGTACCACTAAAAGCTATAGCTCCAGCAGAATAAGTTCCTCCTGTTACATAATAATTACCATCTTGGTTTACTGCCCATGACATAACTCCAGCATCTGTAGACACTAACGCATAACCACTTGAAGTTGGATATGCTAAAGGAAGTGTATATGTCTGAGCTTCAGTATTAACTCCTACCTTTAATGTAGTAGGAAAGTCCCCTGTATCATCAGTATCGGGATTAATCTTAATATAACCTGCTGCTGTTGCATTTCCTCCAACAACAAGTCCAGTGGTAAATGAAGCTTCAGCTGTAAAGGTAGTAGCTGGAGTAAAGGTGGTCATTGCGTTACTAACTACATCTCCCACACCAGTCATCGACCCTGTTATTTTAGAGTCTGTACCAAAACTTAAACCATCAAGATAAAAATTAGAACCAGCAAAAGCCGCCCATCCTAATCCACTGGTAGTGCCGCTATCAGCTACTAAAGCATAACCATGAGTACCAGAAGTAAGTGCTACGGGAACTCCTCCTATATCAGAACTAATAATAGAGCCTTTTGTTAAGCTTGGAATTGGTCCAGCTGCTTCACTTACATAGTGATTATAGGCAGCAAACAAGTCCCTAGCTGTCTTTTTTCCCATCTTCTTACGACTCCTTAAAATAAAAGTGGGAGTGATTAGGGCTCACTCCCAGAGCCCTTGTTAAATAAACGAACTAAGCGTTTATAATAACTACACCGGACATTGGACTTGTAATCTTCAATCCGTATCTCATCGACATATAAGAACCAACAATTCCGAATCCCGGATTTGCTTCTTCTACAGTCAATGGCCTTCTCTCGACATAACTCATTGGTTTAACAGAGTTGTCCCACATGAAAATCCTATCGCTAGGACACCATGCGTTTGTAACAATGTTTAATCCATAGATGCTGCCTACAAGACCACTTCCAAGAGTATTCTTGAATGGAGCAGTTTCTTCTACAACATAAGGGAACGACTCATTTGCCGTTGAACTTATTGCTGTAGTAAAGTCTGCTAAATTCAATAAACTTTTGTAGTGTGCTGGGGAAATCATTAATGTGTTAGCTGTAAAGCCGTGTCCACCAATAAGTTCCATAGCGTCAGTTAAGTCACTCAATGCAATATCACCGGGTGTTGATGATGTTGCAGTTACATAGTGACCTGTTTGAAGCGTACCAGATGCTGTAAGACCATATGAATAGTTACGTCCCACATTAATTTCAGAACCTTTTCCAAGGAATCCACCATAGACATTATCGCTAAAGTCTACAATATTAGCCTCAGTTGTTCCTGATACTATGCTTGCTCCGTCAACACCGGTTCCAAAACCAGCATCAAGGATACCTAGCAAAGCATAAATAGTGTGTTTTGTAACATGACGGTCTACCGCCCTGCGTGCTTCATTTAAAGCCATCTCTACTTCGTTAAATCTCGAATCTTCTATCATACGACGGGTTACACCTACTGCAAGTCCCCACTCGCCAACAGACACTCTCTCGGAGCGTAAGTTAGTGTGTTGATACTTAGGAGTGTTTCCTTCGTTGATTTCTTCCATACCCATTGAGGGTTTTGCGAATGTGATATCAATATCACCGCCAGTCTCTGTGGTCATAGGTTCTGCGAACATACTCAAAGCTGCAAGGTCTGTGACCTTATAATCTTTGATTGCGTCCTTATAATCTATGAGAACACGTTCCCCTGTTCCACCGGTAGCTGCGTAAGCTCCTGTGTTAAGGGAAGTAAGTAGACCGGGTGCTGTATTATCTGATAATGCGACCATAATTTACCTACCTAGTGGGTTATCACCTTAGTGAGCCCAGCTGCACTGTTGTTCTCTAACGTAGTTGCTTGCGCAATAGGTCCAGCTGCTGCTGCTGTTGCAGTTAGAAGACGACCATCTGTGGTCCCCATCATCATTGCTATGCCAGCATTTACATCTGCACAATTTACGTTTAGAACAACACCGTGTCCAGTGATAACACTGGCTATGTTGCCTGACGTAATGGTTGTTAGCGCATATCCGACTGCTGCAAATTTATTTGTAGAGTCTCCACTGTTAGCATTTACGACTTCGCCACTAGTATTTACTGTTAAAGCATTACCAGCGGTGACGTCTTCACCTGCTACAAATGGAAGGATACGTGCTGGTGCACCACCGTCATTCAGTAATATTTCTGTTGCCATATTTAATTACCTCTTAGTACTTCTGGGTTCAATTTAAATCGCCCAGTTTTTTCGTCCATCTTGACTGCAAATTGCCTTTCGGTCTCTGTTGGAGACAGTTCTTCACCCTCGTTGGATTTACCCTTTCCGAAGGTTCTTTCGGTCTCTTCAGGTACCGGCATTGCAGCAAGAGCTTCGCTGAAACCAGTCAGCCTTGGTTCATCCCAAGCAGTTAATTCCTCGACGCGTGCATCCTTTTTGTCTTCATCAATTGTATTGAATAAGATTTCTTTGGATATAATTGCTTCTACGGTTTCAACTTTTCTAGCTTCTGCTTCTTTAGCGGCTCTCTCTTCCTCAGCTAATTTAAATGCTTCGATTTCTTTCATAGCATCATTATACTGGGATTCAATTTCCGTTTTTGAAGCTGTTGCTTCTTCAAGTTGTGTACGTAGTGACGCAAATTCGCGTTCGACTATGTTTTCTGCCTCGGATTTCACAGGAGTTTCTTCAGTCATATTTATTACCTCTTGTTTCCCGTCTGAACATTCACACGCTCCTTCATGACCTCCACAACCGCAGTCGTGGTTATCTTTCTCAACATGCAAATCACACGTTTCATTATCATTTTCAATTGTACATTCCTTACAGACGGGGTCCATTGTATTATTATCAATAAAACTCACCTCTGTAGGGCGAATATTCGTTGCGAATGTATCACCCATCACATCTACATCATTGGAAAACCAATCAATGCTTACATGAGTCATATCCCCTTCCTTTACTTTTTCTAGCACTTCTTTACCACTCTCAGTTTTGTTATCTACAGTAGCTAACATCTTAATTGCGGTCATTCCATTATCCATCTCAAACACCTCAGGATTAGCAGCCATGCCAATTAAATCGTCTGATGTCCTTTGATGGTTCAGATATATAGGAAGCTCTTTAAAACTTTCTATATCCTTTCTTAACACCTCAGGTTCTATATAAACCTTTTGCTGTATATCATCTTCTTCATACTCATGAGGCCCTGAAGTTATAGCAATAACAGGAAATGTTGCTGTTTGTACTCCTTCCTCTTCAGTAAATGATATATCTTCGCTTTCTCCTAATGATAAAGCAAAGGTTCTTCTTTTATCTCCTTCTACTAGAGTTCTTCCAAACTCCCTCTCTACACCGTTCTGGTCCGCCCATGTATTACACATAGAACTAGCTAGCCCTTCGTGATTATCAACACCACGCTTTTTTAAGGTAGCTCCTACGGATACTACACATTTTTCATAACTCATGCTCTATCTCCTGTCGCATTGGCAGCGGGTTGATTACCACGATTCTGTGCTCTAGCGCTCTC